TTTGCACCAAAACCAATAAAGAGTAAAAGGATAAGTGTGTATTTCATTTTAACGTAGTTTAATAGCCGTTATAACGGTTGCCCCGTCATTTACATCAAGGTCTGATTGATATTTAATTGTACCATTTACAACGGATGAATAGCCCTGCAAAGTGTAGGTTGTTGACCCCGTTGGAGATACCAATTTCATCATTGATATAGTACTACCCCTGTTGCCACTGTTTACCGGCGCAGCATTGCCCGATGCAACCGCAACAGTACCGTTATAAATGCGTGCCACATACCGGCCTGCACCTGTTGCGTTTGTAATGGTGATATGACCCATAATCAACCACGTTCCCGCCGAAAGTGTTACGGATGGCCCTGAATACCATGTAAGGGCGGATGGCATTGAAACGTCAGCAAGTAAGGTGCTGCTAAGCGTGTCTATGCTGTTTTGCTTGCCGTTAAAGGTTGACCAGTCGGCTGTTGACAACGCGCCACGATTTACGCTGCTTGCCGTTGGCAGGTTAAATGTGTGTGTAGTACCACCGCTGCTAATATTAAAATCTGTCCCCGTTGTTCCTGTGGTGAACGTTTGAGTTCCTCCCGTCAATCCGTTAAGGCTGTGCAACGTGCCAAACCGCCGCCATGCACTGCCGGTATATTGAACGAATCCAACGGTGTCAGTATTGTAAATTATAAGCCCCTGTGCAGGAGAAGTGATTGCGTTTTGCTGTGCTGTGGTCATGCGGGGGAGTAGTACGCCTTTTGTTGTGCTTGTAATTTCTAATATTGAGCTTGCATCGGTACTTGAATTTCCAATGCCGACATCACCGCTTTGCAAAAGCATTGCATAATGCCTTTCTGCCATATTGGTAACAGTAGGTAAGTAGTTTATTCCGACAAATCTTAATGCTGCATTTGGCGTTGCCCTGTCAAGTGTTGGCATTATTCTTACTGCATCTGCGCCAAATTGTCCAGATGTGCCGCTATAAGTTCCAGTTATGCCCAATATTGTCCTTCCTAAACTACCTGTACCTAAATTGCTATTAGTTGTAATATTCACATTACCTGCTGTCCACGAATTACCATTTCCACCTGTTAATGTCAAGTTATTCGGGTCTCTAATTCCGCCGTCTGCTGTTATTTGACCTGCAAATGTTTTAGCCCCTGCAATATCTTGTGTTCCTGATGTTAATACACCTCCAGTTGTACTACTCGCCGCCGCAAGATAAAGTGTATCATTGCTTATAAATGCACCATTTGCTGTTGCTGTACTGCTTATTGCGCCAATTCTTCTTACGACTCCGCGAGTAGCTGCAACACTATCAACGTAATTTTTATCTGTGAAACTTCGCGCCGTGTAAGTTGATGCAAGGTTTGAATTATATCCCGCAAAACCATAATGATTTACATTTCCTGCACCTCCCTGACCTATTGAAACGGCCAATGTGCCGCCGTTGCTGTACACATTCAAACCGCCTGAACCCCTTGCTAAAAGGCTATCTAATCTGCCTGTCCGTACATTAAACTGCTTTGCTTCGGCTGTTGATGTATTGCTGATGTAAAGGTCACCTAATCCAGTTGTGTCTGCACCGCCGCTGCCGCCCAATGAATCAGGGCTAATTGTAACTAATGCACCTGTGGTGCTGTCCATTAAGACGGCCTTATATTTGGATGTAGTGGTAGTTTTGGGCGTATAAAAATCTGATAAAATAGATTTTATTTTAACAGAGTCAGACACGCCTGACCTAATCTCAATTGATGTACCTGAATTTATATAAGCCCCACCTGAACTAAGTTCAATTGATGCGTCTGATGTGGTGTTCCCTGCTGACAAATTTGCATAATTATCGAATCCGTTTAAATAAAGGTTAGCAAAATTCCCATCACCATTCCTATTATTTGACGTGATATTTAATGATGAACTAACATCTAACAAATTAAATGGATTGATTAAACTATCTGCCCATCTAATCGTACTCCCATCTATTTTTATACCATTCCCTGCTGTATAGGTTGTGCCGCCGCCTGTACTATCTTTAACTGCAAATACATTCCCCGCCCTTGTTTGAAAGTAAATACTATCAATTCCGGGCGTTCTGTATGCTGAAACGATATATCTGTTAAGCATATCAGCCGTATCGCTGATATTGAGCTTTGCAGGGTCATTTACAACAGGCCAATAAGGTAGCCGCCTGATTGCCGCTAAATTACCGCTTTGAACTATTGGCTTCCATGATGTATCACCAACCTCCGTAGTCTTTAAAAACAGGTCACCCGCTATCTGTGCGCTGCCACCAATCGCTAAATCATATGCACTTCCAAATGTACTGTTATTGTTTATGCGTAAAAGCGAAAGAACACTATCATAAATCAGTTTGCTGCTGCCTACTATCTTATTACCAACGGCAAAAAGCACTCGGTAATTTTCATTGCCTGTGCTGTCTATAATCGGTTCAAAATCCGCGCTATCAACGCCGCCGGTAATCGGAACCCATCCGAACGAACCCCTTGCATAAAGGGTATTGGCGCACGTATCAAAGTACAATGCCCCGATTGTTCGCGCTCCGAATTTTGTTGAAGGCAATGCCACCGTATCGCACCCGCGCGGGATAATGGCAATGGTGTCTTGCTTAATGCCGCGCACAAAATTAAATGGGCTGTTTTGGGTTTGGTAAACCTGCCCGAAAGCGATAAACGAAAAAAGCGCAAATAATATGCTAAGAATAATCCTCATAAAGTGAAATTTCCCCTGTTAAGATTAACGAAAAATTGCCGGTAGCGTATTGGTTTACCGCGCCGGTAACTGAAATATTTTGCAGATAACAGGTGCCATCCAAACCGCCGCCTACATTCCCATTTATCCATCTGATTGAAAAGTTAAGTTCCTGACGTGTAAGCATATTTTGTAAATGCCTGTTGATGCCTGCCTGTTCAGGACTTAGGCCCTCAATGAAAAGAACGCTATCAAAAGACATCGTGCCGCCAATGTAGGTAGGTTGATATGAACGGAAATAGCCGCTTACTGGCGTTACCTCGATAAATTCGGTGTCTAAAACGATTGAATCCGTTGTATTGCAACCGGCTATTAAGGCCGCTTCATTGCCTGCCCACAATGTGATAGTTACGTCATTCCCTATTATGAAGCTATTAGCCATCTGTATCGTCTTGATTTTGTTGCAACCAGTAACGCTGCATTGTTATTGTATCGGTCGGATCGTAACTTATGTATGCCATTAAAACGCTGTATCTATCTGCCTGAACATCCCACTCATACGCCACAACTACAAACGGTAAGTCAGCAGGAAGGCCGGGGATGTTCAATGTATAAATATCTCCTAACGTCAATGCCTTACCGTATAACTCAACTTCAGCATAAAGTTGCGGCTTTGCAAATAGTCGCATATAGGTGTTAGCGGCAAAGATTGTCAGCCCTCTTTCTTCGGTGTCATAATCGCTTATAAAGCCACTTGACAGCCTTGCCCCGGTGCTATCGTAAAGAAAAGATATGTATTCGTCATATTGAAAAAAGTTTGCCCCATTTGGGCTAAATTCAGTATCAAAATTCAAGCCAATTGTTTCAAATTCTTCGTTTGGCCTTAGCCCCTGATTGGCTTTTATTCCAACCGATTTAAATAGCTTGTAATCTGTTTCGCTTGCCGTTTTACTTGCTAAAACATCCGCAAATGCAAATCGCATATAAGTTGTTCCGCTGTTGTAAGTGGTGCCTAATGATGGAACGTCAGGCCGGTAAATGCGAATAATAATTGTACCGCTTGCCGGCGCAATGGTGCTGATATTCAGGATTGCATTAATATCCGTTTCGCTTGCTAAAATTATCGGCCCTGCTGTTTGTGTCCATTCACCCGATGCCTGCAACCACCAAGGCGTTCCGCTTTGGTCTAAATTAATTGCCACGCGCGGGTTAACCGTTCCTGCGCCGCCGTCCGTAATTTCCCATTGCAGGAAAACCCGAACAGCTTCACCCTCGGTAACTGCACCGCCTTCGTTTACATAAAAATCGTTGCTGTTTGCGTTTGATGCAACGTAATTACCTAATACCTCAAAGTAATTTTTCCCTGAAATTGTAATCAGGTCAAACATTTCAGTAGCCAGTGTTCCCTGTTGCTCCCAAAATGTAAACCCTTTATTTGGGCCGGATGGTACATAATCGGCAAAATCCCTGTTCTTCTGTGTGTGTCTTATTGAATAATGATAAGACCTTGCAGTGACCTTTGATAATGGGCTTTCAAATCGGACATTTAGCGACCTGTCAACTATAAAATAATTGTCAAGTAAATCGTTAGGATAACCGGCCATCGCCTTATCAATCCAATTTTCAATAACCCAATTCCCTGCATTTTGGTAAACAACGCATTGAAGCTGTCGGCAGATTTTACTCAATAAATCATAGGCCATTTGGGGCTGTTGACCCAAATAATCCAATGCCATTGATTGCTCAAGATAAACCGTATCGTTTGCGAAATCGTAAATTTCGTCCGTGTGTCTTACCGATGTGCTAATGGTTACCGGCAGGCTAATATCTGTGTAGGTTAGCTGCCTTTCAGCCATTTGTCCTAACGTTTGCAACTCGATAAAGGCACTATCTAAAACCGTGTCGGGAGTAGTCTGCAAAGCCCCTAAATTGTCACTAAACTGCAATTCCAATTCACGCAATCCGTAAGGGCTATAATTAACGCTTGTTTGGGGCTGCAACCATCCGTACCACTCCCACCCTGCATCGCTTGTCCATTCAATAAACCATGTACGGTTATCGGCAAGGATAAATTCCTGTATTTGTGACGGTTCTAAACTTACCCTTAAAGTAAGCTGCGAACCGCGTACAGGGTGCAAAAGATTTGCATTGCTTTTATCGTAACTAAGACGCATGAAGTCACGGCCAACCATGAAAGGCAAGGCAATGGGAGAACCGCCGTAACCTTCCTTTTTGATTACAATGCTGTGCAGTTCGCCATCTTTAACCGATGCAAAAGAAAAAGTGTATTTAGAACCTAATGCCATTATCCAAAATTCATCCTGTTGTTACGTGCCGCCATGCTTACGGCAAAAAGTAAAGTGTTGCCGCTAAATTTTGCCGTTAATTCACCGCCGCCCATTGCGCCTGCATTTGGTACGATTGAACCGGGCTGTGAAGGGTAAAATGTTTCCGGTCCCGATTCACCTACAATGTAACCGCCGCCGGGTAATACAGAACCACCACCCGCGCGGCCTCCAAATACGCCGCCAAATAATTTACCGATAAATCCACCGCCACCGGCTGCACCCGCCGCTGCACTGCCCCCACCTGTAACCAATGATAAAACAGCTTGTAAAATCAATGCTTTTGCAACGGCCTTTACCAATTCAATTACCAACCCTTTTACACTTTCGCCCAATGCCTTAAAAATGTTTTCACCGTTGGCAAGTGCATTAAATACGCTATCAACCGCCGGCCCTAATGTGTTTCCAATAATGTTTGCCGTTTGCTGTGCATCTTCCTGCAATAGTGCAAAATTTTCCTGTGCTTTTAATATAGCCGGATCAATGCCACGCCCCGGCAAGCCTGTTGCGCCTCCTGCTGCCTGAATGTTTTTTTGCTTATCTAAAACGGATGTTTTCTGTTTTGCCGCAAATGCTTTATCAGCAGCCTGCGAAAGCGCCAACAATCCCGCTGTTTCCTGATTGGTTAAAAGTATTGCCTTTTCCCGTTGAGTGTTTATAATGGTTTCCTGTTCTGCCGCTTTGCGGCTTACTTCAACACTTTTCGTTCTTGCCTTATCAGACTTTTCAACAACCCCAGGAACCTGCCCCAATGATTTAATCAGGGAATCAATACCTAATTTTACTTTTTCGTTTTCTTTCCTATATAGTTCTTCGCTTGTTTTTGCTTTTGAAAACGCGTTACCTATTCCTGTTGCAAAATCAGCCGCCGCCGTTGCCCCACCAAAAAGCGTTTTAATTAAATCACCTGCCGATAATGCCCCCGCAGCGCCAAATACGTCACCCTGTTCAACCGCGATACCTAATGCAACGCCTTTAGCGTACTCCTCCGCCGCCTTTGCTGCTAAGATTGAACTCCGCGCCTCCTCTTGCTTTATTTGGGCATAAATAGCCCCTATTTGCGAACCTTGTTTTTGAAGTTCGCCAATAGAACCAACCTGCAACCCATATTCAGAAAGCGCTTTATTTGCAGCATCAAAAGCCGCATTTTGGCGGGCTGTACTTGCTTCGCTGTCATTTACAATTCTAACGAAATTGCCGAAACTTTCCTGCGCCTTACTAAATGCCTCCGCGCCCTTTGTACCGGCATCCCTTAATGTTTGGTCAAATTCGCTAATACCCGCAATTGCGCGGCCAATAGCAGGGCCGAAAACAATCAAAGCCGATGTTACCGCGCTTATTGCAATACCTATACCTGCCGGCCCTAATAATGCACCACCTAACGCCTTTAGTGCACCACCTGTCGAACCTGTTGACTTTTGAAGGGATTGAAAGGAAGAAATTAAAGGGTCTATGTTGTTGGCAATACCGATAAGTCCAAAAGGTGCATCTTGTACAACGCGCCCAAAGTTAACTAAGGCAGGATTAGCGTTTGCAGCCCCCTTACCGACTTTGCTAACGCTTACGGCTGCATCATCCAAAGGCTTTCGCAACCTTGCCGCCTGTGCGCTTAATGATGCAATTGCCGCGTTAATTTGGTTGAGGTCTGCTGCCGTTTCAGCCCCTGCCCGAAGTTTACGCAATTCGGCTAAACCCGCTTCAAGCTGTTTAAGGTTTTTAGCGCCATTAATGCCCAAATTCTTTAAGGCATCCGAAGCCCCCTGGATGTTGGCAATAGCGGACTTAACATCCGCCTCCAATATTATCTCTAACCTTTCTTCAGCCATACGCTTTAAATAGTTAAAGGGGGCTATTTGCCCCCATTATTTAACCTTGCAATCAGCGGCGCAAACTTAGCTTGGTTTGCAATCGCATCATATATTTTTAACGGCAAAATCTTCTCCGGCTTGTTTTGCTTTGAACCTGCCGCCGCTAAAATCCAACTGCCTAAAATACGTGTGGCATTCAGGTCAATCTCCTGTTTGTATTGATGACCTTCAACAAGTAGCTGAACTTCATCGGGTGTCATTCGGGCATATTCCCACGGCTTTATTCCGATGACTCCGTAACAGTACCTTCTAAGGTCTCTCCAAGTATTTTTTTTTGCTGTTCGGCAACGGCTTCTGTCAGGTCATTGGTCAACTTATCCCAGCGGTCTTTACTTTTGCTTTCCTCGTATTCTTTAAATACCTCCACAATTTCCGCGTCTGTCGCGCCGTCAAACCATTGGTAAAAATCGCCCTTAGTTGCCTGCATTTTTCGGCTGTCAGGATCGCAACGCTGCCAATTTTTGTGGGCATAGTACAAGGCAGCCGGCCCCCAATCAGAACGGGCAGATGTTATTTCGCCGTTCATGGTGTCCAACCAAAGCCATTCAGCAACCAACGCGCCCCAATGCAGGGATATTTCCTTTTGGTTAATAGTGATTACTGTCATACAGGAATTGAAATGGTTGTTGCGCCGCTAATGCTTAAAGTAAGCGTACCGGCTACAAATTCGTTGGTATTGAGCGTGGTGTTAAATTCGGTAATTACACCGGTTGCACTTTCACTGTAAATGATGGGCGAAGTTTCATCATCTGCCACCAAAATATCAAGCGAAGATTTGCCGGTAAAATATCCGTGCAAAGTTGCGAATGAAAGTTCGTCAGAATCTGGGTTAAACTTTACCACAAATTCCGCCGGAACTTCATTTGTAATTGAACCCGCCGCGCGCAATGTTTCGCATTTGGTTTCACTTTCAATCAATGCAGCGGAACGGGTTACTTCCAGCGTGGTATTACATACCAACTTTTTGTAAATTCCGGAACCGGCAGGCTTAAGCCAAAGAAAAACCTGGTTACCTGTTTTTGTTGTTGTGCTCATTTTATTCTGATATTAAATGTTGAAATCTTAAAACTTTCCTGTAAATATCAACGCTGCCGGTTCGGTCTATTCCGCTATCGCTGCTAAGCATAAACCCGCCCGCAAAATTGAAATTGTCTATTACTAAATCACCTGTTAAGGCAGTTACTACCGCGTCACATGCTTCATTGATCGCTTTCATCCCGCCCGGCTCCCTGTATTCATCGTAAAGGGTTACGGTTGAAGTAGCACGCCACAATGCACACCCCTTTGCGGGGAAAGGCTCTTTTGATATTGTCACGGTGCAATATGGCATATTTGCGTTTGCATCGCCGGGCGGCCTTTGCCCGTAAACTTTAAAAGTTGAAGTAGTCAACGCCGCGCCGATGGCTTTTTGTAAATATCTATCTAAGTCGGTCATTTCTTTTCGTATTTTTTCAGTAGTCGCATAATAACAGGCCTAACTTCATCATAAGCCCTAAAGAAAAACGGTTGCGGCCTAATACCACCTTTTGCAATTTTTCCGGCTATAAACCTTGCATAGTTCTGTTTTGCTTTTTCCCCTCTAACTTCCGGCGGCCAACCTTTCTTTTTTAGATAGTTGTACATATTTTCAACTAACTGTTCAAAAGAACCGCCCTTTCCTTGACCTTTATAAATCGATGCAATAGCCTGCCTACCGTTCGCGTTAAACTTTCCCTTTGTGCCAAATTCAACAAATGGGCTGTAAAAAACAGGGCTAACTACTTTCTTTTTTAGAAATTCTGTTGTATCTGAAAAAATGCTATTCCGCATTAATCCGTCAAATTCCGGTGCATACCTTTTTGCCTTTTCCTCTATCTTTTCAGAACCCTGAGCCAATGCCGCGTCAATATCCTTTATGGCATCGTCCTTAAACTTTTCCAGTTTTACCTGCAATCCTGCCAAACCTTCTATCTTCACACTCATTTGTAAAGTATTGTAATCCGTTCGCCGGGATTATCCCCACTTGGACCATAAAATATATCACCTTCAACCAAAGAAAGTATAGTTCCTGAAATCATGATTTGGTTTCTTTGCGGGTTTGATGTTACAACAGTTTTTTCGTTTCCATCCCTGAAAGCCAAATACACCGTTGAATCCGCCAAAGCTGATAAATCCAATGTTGCAGAATCAGCCGGAACGGTATAATAAAGCGTCTGCAATCCTGCCACCGTTGCGCCACCTCCGGAACCTGTAAAATCAACGCCGGAAATGTAGGACGCTTCCAACTTCACCAACCTTTTACGGTTCTTTTCGGGCAGGTTAACTATGTCCTCAATATCGTAAATGTTGCCGGCATAGTCCACAATAAACATATCCCGCGTAAAGCTGAAATCTGCGCGATAATTGGTAAATATCTCAAAGACGTTTGAAGTTGCCATCCTTTCCGAAATAATCACATCCCCGCCGGTTGCCTGGTTAATGGTTGCGTAACTTGGGGCATTCGTTTGCAGCAAAGGAGCCGCCGGGGTAAATTCATAATACCCGTCAGGCGCTTTCTGATATTTGTAAACCGTTATGCTTTCGCTGTGTACCATTAATAGCTAAGTATGTAAGGCTGAATCATAATCTCGACAATTGGAGAAATCCCTTTAACATTGGCCGCATCCCTGTGCGTCCACATATAACCGGCTTGAACCTTTACGGCTTCAATCAAATCGGAATAATCACCCGCGCCTGTTTCGTAGGTAATTTTATGCAGCCCCGGAACGGTTGTTTCAATTTCCTGCCTGTCAGTACCGATTATAATGTAATCGTCAAATTCGGTTAAGGTTTCCCAGGTTTCGCCGCCATCGTCCGAATATTCCACGCTGGTAATGCTGCTGATTGGATAGATTGGTATTTGCTCACATTTTGCCCCTAATATCATCCACGCAATAGCGTCCTTTTCAATCAGGCTAACGCCTAACCTGTTTTCAATCATTGCCCTTGCAGCCGTTATAAAGGCTGTTAAGGTGCTATCATTGGCAGTACCTTCTAATTGCAAATAAGCCTTTAATTCCGAAACGCTGACAGGTTCGGATGTGCTGCCCTGTAAAGTAAGTTTTAAATCTTTGACCACGTAGGTAAATAGAAAAAGGGCTGGAAAGTTCCCAAACCCTTTTAATTTCGTAGCCATTGGCACTCGTCCCTACTATTGCAAATGCAATTCTTTCCTAAATATAACCAAATATGAATCTGGAATCTTAATTTTCCTGTTATCCAAATATTCGTATTCGTTCCATACAGAATAACCATTAAGGTAATTTTGTCTTGCGTAAATAACATATCCTGAAAATACCTTAAAGCAACTATTTTGTGAAGCGGTGTCAATTGCCACAAAAATACACTTAACTGTGTCGGGGGATGTTCTTATAAATGTCCGAATAACCTGACTGAATGAATTTAGGCTGATAAATAAAATCAAAATTGATAATAGTCTTTTCATATCTTTAAATTGAAATTGTTGTAATGATTTTGCCGTTCTCAAAAAATACGGTTAGTGGTTGTTGATTAATATTTTGAAGGACATTTTTAAGCCTTTTCAGGTCACCAACTTTTATTCTAACTTCATTAAAGTCCTGAAATTCGCAATCCACTACAATCTCACTAACATTTGATTTTATGCACTTCCATTCCATTCCCGCATCAAAAAAGAAAATTTCATCATCATTGTGCCATGATTGAGAATCAAAAACATTTTTTATAATCGATTGAAGGAAGTTATAAAAAGTTAATGAGTTAACTAATATTTTATTCATCTTATTTAATTTTACTTGTTAAATGCCAACACTGGCAATGGTCACAAAAATATGGGCGAAGTGTGCCACCTGAATTAACTTTGCTATTTCTCCACATGTGATAAGCAGCGCGAAGCGCGCCGCTTTTATTATGGTGTTTTATTTTTTTGCACATGGCTTTTTATCGATTTTTATAATAACGTCTATTACATCAATGATTAAATAAATTGCAATAAATAAAAGAACTACAATTGCAGAGTAACCTAAAATTTTTCCAATAAGTTTTAACGTATTAGAATAAATACTATCAGCATAATGATAAGAAGCAAGAATTAAGCCTAATATAATTCCGGTTAAAAATAACTTTTGATTATTTGTCATAAATTATTATTTAAAATACTTATTGAATTTAAAAGCATGCTCTTCCGGAACAAGGATTTTTAATATTGCAAACCAATCTTTTAAAAGCGTTTCCGATTGCACTTGTTTAATTCCCTGATATATGCACTCAAATTTATTAATATCCTCGGTTAGTTCTTTTTGGTTTTTACGCCATTTGACAACCTCAATTAATAAATATTTTTTGCCGTTTAGTTCGGTTATTATTTGATGGTTTTCCATAGCTTACCATTTTACAAGAGTTCCAGCAACTTTAAATCCTTTCTTTTTAAGCGCATCATAAACATAGGGCTTTTGCGACTTTATGTCAATATGCACCTGATTACGACCTTTTGCGGCCTGAAAAGCAATGTCTGACAAAATACGGTTAATTCGACTTTGTTTGTTTTGCTCAATCAGTTTTTTGGCATCTGCTGCCGTTACAACTTTAATTTCCGGTTTGTTTTTCATAGTGTATTTTCATTCGTCTGTAATTGCTATTGAGGTTTAATAATTGGGTGTCCAGCCCCTTTGTTTTACAAATGTAAACAAATATTTTCAAATAAAAAACCCCCGACCTAAAAAAGTCAGGGGGATTTCTACAAAACCCAAACATGAAACTATGAATTGCAAAAGTTTATAAATCCTTCAATATCCGGTTCCGGCCTGTCATGGTTTAGCGGCCAAATGCTTAACCCTGCTTTTATCATCGTGCAAAGGTCACCAAGTGTATTAAAATAGTTGCTGCACCCTACCTCGATATGCCCTGCAATTTTGCTACCAATAAACGGCAATCCCAAACTTTGTACCTCCATGCAAAGCATCGGGTAACCTTCACTTTTACTAAAACTTACCACCATGCCAACGCCCTGCAGCACTTCCGGCAGGTTTAAAGACGGTTGCCGATATTCAATGTTTAACCTGTCACCTTTAATCTGCGTACCGTACCCACTAACGCCTACAAATTGCTGTTCGGGCATCATTGCTGCTAATTGAATCAACTCACTGCCGCCCTTATTCTTATTGCAGTTCACCAAAGCTATCTTATTGCCGCCTGTTAGCGGATTTGCGCCCTTGTAACGGTTAATCGGGTGCAATACCATGTTCGGCAAGTCATAGGCAATAGAACGCCTTAAATGCTCCGCAACGTAAACCATTTTCACGCCTTTTAAACGTAGTTCAGGGATAGTGTTATGTTGGATGCAAACCACATTTTTACCTTTCAATGGCAACCTTAAATATTGTTGCGGTCTGCAGGAAATTACGTCAGCCCATTTAATCAGTTTACCGGATTCTGAATAAGGCCTGATTGATACCCCATTCATGTTATCGGTTGCCGTCATTTGTGCTATTATAACAGCATTATGCCCACGCCTTTGCAGCTCTTCGCAAAGTAGTTGATCGTACATATCAGCGCCGTTAATTCTGGCTGATACATGGGATGGTGTTATAAAAAGGAAATTCATAAACACTTTTTTACCTGTTCAAAAACCCTTGCTACCCTGTTTGCATTTGCATCTCCACCAATCCAATTACTACCTTTTACGATGTGCAAAAAAGCACCTGCAAATACCTCATATTCGCCTTTTACCTCGTAACTCATTAGCCGTACCTGATTATAAACGCTGTGCAATTGCCCCGCCGTGTCCATCCCATTACATGGCATAAAGTCAATGCAGCCAACGGATGTGCGGATAAACAGGCAGGCAGGATTTGGATAAAGCAGCCCTAAGCGTTCCTGGTTCGATGCAAAGAAAAATTTTCCGGCCATTTGTTCGGCAATATTTACAGGCTTAATCGGGAAACAATCATGGTCAAGTATGCCGATTATTTCATGGTCTTGCTTATTGAAATTATAGGCAATGTTTAACGCGCAGGCGTGCGACTTACTGAAATCATTTGTGCCTACCTGCAAAAAGGTGTATTTGCAATCGTATTTTTCTGAAATCTCTTTGCAACCGTTGTTCCTGTTGCCGGTATTGACTACATGAATGCCATCCGGTTCAATGTTTTTTAAGATTAGCGGAATTTGTACGGCTAAGAAATCAGGCTTGTTGAAGTTTACAATTATGATTATCATTTGGCTTTCTTTGTTTTATGTTTCAAAAGTGCATATGCAATGCGCGTATCTATCACCCTGTAAAGGTAATAACCTTTCCCTATTCCGGCAACTATCCCGGCCATTACTTCGGGCATATCGCTGTCGTGCCACACAATCAGCTTAGCACCGCATTTAACGGCCTGTTTTGTTTCATGTGTAACATTGGCTTCTGTGTGTTCGGCATCTATCCAATAGGCATCACAGGGGTATTGCGTGAAATCAAAGGTCATACTATCGCCGCGCAATTGCGTAAAAGGAAATTTGCAAAGGCTTCCTACCTTATCCCCGTGTCCTTCGTTAATCGGATGTTGCAGGCTTACATGGGCTAATTCTGTCGGCAGGTCTAAACTGTACACTTTGGCGTTAGGTACGGCATTGCAAATTATGGACGTGCCGCGTCCTAAATTCGTTCCTACCTCAAATACACTTTTTGGCTGATGAATCCGCAACAGGCAGTGCAACACATGGTAATCTTCTCGGAATCCTGTAAATTCATTGTTTTCAATTGCGCCGGATAATAGTTCTTTGGTAACTATGTCGGAATAGGTTTGTTTAATCATTTTTGATATTTTTTATGGTCTTTGCTGAGTGCAATTATTTTCGGCTGCAAATGGTCAATGCCCCATAATTTACGCTTTTCGGGTTCTTCAACCATGCAGTAAGATGGGTCAAGTATTTTAAATACATTTTTATGGTAACCCTTCAACCTATTCCAATAACTTTCATCATGCCACCTTGCAACGGTTCCACGTTCAATATCTTCATCAATCATTGACTTTAAAGGCCTGAACCAACCAATGTAATCTGAACCGCCCTGAAATCCTCCAGCAATGTAGTTTTTTCTTTTACATTCCGGCATCCATGCGTTACAATTACGGTTTAATTCCCATCCGCCTCCGCCTTTAAAATAGCCAGGATGCTGAACGGCTACAAGTTTGCCAAAAATTTCATCACCAACAGGCGCAACAAAACGCATGTCAGCATCGATGTAGTAAAGGTAATCATAGCCGGATAAATCCACCGCGCTCATTATGTGGTAACGCTTTAAAGTCATTGCCGGCCACGGTTCGTGTTCAATTTCGTGAAAGGTTAAATTATGGTAAGCGGTTATAAAAAAGTTATTACTAAATACATGGTAATCAACCTCATGGCCTGCCAAAAAATAAGCCTCTGCACTTTCTAAAAGTGGTGGCACAAAATCAATATAGTTATTTGTCGCAATTATGCACAACGCTACCTTAGCCATGTAAAAGTTTTTATGTGTTCTATAAATTGATCATCTGTCATCGCACATATCTGTTTCCAGTAGTATTGGTTCCTCGTTCCGTAATCATGCCGGAAAGTACTGTTTGTTCCCCTGTAATGGTTCATATGGAATAGTTGCCCGGGGACCCTTTCAACGGTTAAAAGCATATTGCAACGCCGCCACCGTTCCTGATCCTCAGCCCCCATGCTTACGAAGTTCTCATTTTCACCACCGATACCCAAATAGGATACTTTGTTAAATCCAACGCAACCACCGTAGCTGTTACGGTCTTCACGGCTTGCACCTACTTTTGGGAACTGCTTACCTGCAAAGCCGCTTAAATCATTACCCATGTTCGGCAAATGTGACCTTTCAACCATGCAAAACCGGCCATCGTAGGGGTAAACTACATCGGTTCCGCTGCGAAGCATATCAGCCATTTTAAGTAGCTGAAAGGGCGGGATTAATACGTCTGCATCATAATTGACGACATACGGTGTATTGGCCGCCTTTGTCATTTCATTGAGCGCTTTGGTTCGGTGGAATTGGCCACCAAAATCAAAGTGCATATAATCGGCAGGTATCTTGCTAAAACATTTGCTGTTAATTTCGCCGACAATAATATTGGTGTGAAAATTCGTCTTTAAATATGCAATGACGGTTGCCAAATTATGCAGACGGTCTATATGGTCAAAACTTACCGGAATGATAAACGTTACATCGCTCAAATTGGCTTTCTTAATTTCGCCTTGTTGCCAACCTTCAGGAAACAATGTTTTAGTACTGCACCTTTCGGATAATTTGCCATCAAACCAAACAGGCGGGTAAACGGTAAATCCATTGGAAAGGTAAGCCGCCCACCATGCAAATGTGCTGTTGCTTATAATGTGAAAGCGGCAATTAATCATGTTTATGAAGTCCTGCATTTCATCACCTTTCGGCAAAATATCGCCTTCATGATGCAGCCGGATAAATTCGTAATTGTCTGAAAATGCCTGAATTGGTGCAGGGTAAAAGTATTCTGAATAAATGCCTGCTGTATAGTCAACGGATAGCTGTTTGTAATTAGGATTATTCAGGTAATCGCCGCGCCGGTAATGAATGGCGACTTTTGGAACGCTGCCGGGTTCCGCGCCTTTTGGGGTTAAATAACGCTTAATTTCACCCTCAAAACCTGCCCAGTATTTAGGGCATTGAAGGTAGCCATAAAGATTTATCATGTGGCTGTTGCCATCTAAAAAGCGGCCAATCTTTTCATCATATTCAAAACACGATTCAACACGCCTAAAGCCATCGGACAATATTTCCCCAAACCATTCATCTGGAATATTAAAGTACTTCCGATATTTCCAATCAGAAGGGAAACGCGGTGTGTAACCGTGACGCAAAGCTAAACCGATTGTTGAAGCAATGGCAAAAATTTGGTTCCCTAATCGCCCGCCGTTGCCAATATTAGGCAGTTGTAGTATTTTCATTTTCAGTAATTTTTATAGTGTATTCCACCATTTCTTTTAAACCTGCTTTTTCGCTTTCTGTTTGTAACTTAACTTTCAAACAGGTTGATAAATCTTTGGTGACAAATACGGCTAAATCACCTTCTAAGCAAACCAAAATAAAGTCTTTTTCCATAATTTAAAATTTTGCCGGTCTTTCCCGGCTGCCATGCTATCGTCTACCTTTTTTATCAGGTATCGCGGCCACTTACTTAGCAAACGAGATGGAATCGAACCATCGCAGTGACAGGGGCAGGATTCGAACCTGCATACCAGCTTTTTTGACTTTCCTAAATCAATCCACGGGCGTTAGTTGTCGGGTGCTACCTCGGCTAACTGCTGGTCAGTGGTCAAGCGTCTACCAATTCCGCCACCCTGTCATTACCTCCGCCGGTTCATCATTGAAATTTTCCGCAAAACAAATCAGACCGGCGAAGGGGTGCAGCCGCATTATAACCCCCGTTGCTGCAAGGGTGTGCTTTCAATTTCTTTCGGCTTGCTTTTCTTTTGATACTTGTAATTATTGCGCCGATACCATTTTGCCACCCTTTCGCGCTCGAATGACCGAACCTCATCATTGAGCCGGAACCCTGTTATCGGGTGGCCTTGTTCGGAATAGTTAAGAATTTGCATATTATGCATTTTGAATGGTGATAGGTTCGTTGAAATCTTCGAATCGATCCATATACCAACCGGAAGCCCATGTCCCAAAAACATTATTATCATCGGTTTCGTATCTGTCTGATTGATTTAGCGGAAGGCCAATGCAAGACCTGTAAAAGAAAAAAATATTTTCCGTACCCTTTTCTTTCATTAATTTAGGGAACGGCTTTTCCTGCGGTTTAGATTCGCCAATCGTAACTTTTAGCATAACGGTTAATTTTGACAAATGTAAAACATAAAACCGATATTCCAAACATTTAAACAAAAAAAATTCCCGGTCAAAAGACCGGGAACCTTTTAAAACCAAACAAAACTGCTATTAACCGCTAAAACCCATGTCAATCACGGAGAAAGCCGCCGGGCGTTCAATTGCAAAGCCAATGGTTGCTTCCGTACGGAAAGTAACACGGTTCTTTACAAAATCATCCTGATCAAACTCGGTTGAACGAACATTCAGCCCTTCGGATTGGATTTTCTTAAAGTACCTCCAATCACCCACTACGGCAGTGTCAGCAGCTACCCATGTAGCAGCGTAAACAGGTACGCCATTGATGCGAAGGATTCCAAAGTTGTCAACCATAACGGCACCCGGAACGGTGTAACCGCTTGCAGTGTCCTGAGTAGCCATAAGGCTGTATATTACGCTCGGACGGCACACGATACCGTTAACGCCATATTTCGCGTCACCCAGAATACCGATGGTTTCCAGCAGGCCGTTATAGCCGCCGGCAGTGCTACCAACCGTTGAAGCGGCGGCAACCAACGCGGCATAACCTTTGGTGTCCTCGGCATTGTAGTAATCTTCCGGCAGGTATTGTGCAAGGTAGCTTTCAAGTGCCGGGATGTTACGCAGCATATTGCGCGTCACCTTAGTGTAAGCGGCCAGTGTTTGCAGCGTAACGGTTACATCGGTCAGGTCGTAATCCCTGTTCGGCTTAACAATGTTCGAATTGGGATGATCCCAGTCAAACGAACCCTCACCAATGCTTTCATCATGCCTGATGTAATGGTACAGGTCAGTTGCGCTCGGAACGGTTGCAATTAACTCGGTAAGGTGACGCGGTGCATTAGGCACGCCAACAATGCCGGGTGCATAAGTAGGCACACCACTTGAACCGGTCAGGTTGTTGGTGATGGTCATAACGCCAACCGATTTACTTTCAATCTGAAAGCCAACGGATGCAATCTGACGGTCTGCCAACTGCTTGAACTGGTCTGCGTTTTCCTTAACGGCTTTGCCAACTGCCTCGGCCCATGTGATGGTTTTGCTTTCTTTGGCCTTCATTTGGTCACCAATATTCTTATCAATGCCATCAAGCTGCTTTTGCATAGCCGCCAAAGTTTCATCCAATTTTGCGCCCAAAGCCTTAACCTCGGTTGCATCTGCTTTGCCATCGGCAAGGCCCTTCACCTTTTCGGTGTAAAGTGTTTTCAGTTCCTCATATTGCTTATTGAGGATGTCATTAATGTTTTCCATTTTTAAAGAAGATTTAATTTGTTTTTGAATTGTGTGAGTGCAAGGCTGACAGCTGTAACATCTACATCCGGCAAAGTGCTGTTAGGCGGCTTTGTGGTTTCTTTTTGTAGCTTTGTATATAGCTGTAAAAGCCCAATGTGAATTAGTTCGTTATCGCTTTTTTTGGCCAGGTTAGCAAGCTTTTCAATCATTTGCAGCGGATCCGTTTCATCACCAATTCCGGCCAAATCTTTTACCACCTGCATAGTGGGGGTGTTCGGATTTGCGCCCCAAAGAACGGCAGAACCCTCCCATAACATCGCTTCTTTAATCAGCCGGTAATTTCCTTTTTGCTCGCTGTCTACAATTGAAAACCCTACTGAATGCTCGGTTATATCCCCGCTTTCGTATAATGGCCAAATTGACTGCCAAAGGGGTGTATCTTTATAATCGGTTACGAAATACAAAAACTGTCCTTCCACGCCTATCTCTTTAGGCTTACCAAGTGCAGCGGAAAGGCTTGTGTGATGGTTGGTGAGGTGCCAAATTTGGTTACTGCCCGATGGCCCGCGCTCGCTGATTGTTTTGGTGAATGCCCTTATGTCGAAAACATCGCCATCCAAATCAATGTTATCAAAGGATGCAACGGCGACCTTAACCGCCTTTCCGGTCTGGTCAATGTCCAAAACGGCCTGCTTTACTTCCTTTGTTAAAAAGTTTCTCATACCTGTAATTAGATAAATCTGATTAATACTACCAAGTAAGTATAATTAGTGCGAAAAAAAATACCCGTTAAGAATAACAGGTATTTTAGTATATTTGTAATTCCTCAAAAACAAATACAATGACAAATTTACATGAAAATTGGTTACCAATTAATGGTTATTTAGGTGCTTATGAAGTAAGCGATTTAGGCAGGGTTAGAACTGTTGAAAGGTTTATTCCTAACCGTTACGGATTTAGAAGATTATCCCCAATAATAAGAAAGCAAAGAAAAGATAAGGGCGGCTATTTAATAGTTGACTTACGTTTTGATATGGGTATAGAATGTAAAAAAGTACATCGGCTTGTTGCTGAGGCATTTATTCCAAATCCAAAAAATCTTAAAGAGGTCAATCATATTGACCACAACAAAGAAAACAATTGTGTAAATAATTTGCAATGGGTTACGCGTTCTCAAAACGTAGCTCATACCGTTGAAAATAAAAAGCATTCATACGGTGAAAAACAATGGCAATCTATTTTAAAGGAATACCAAATTTTGGAAATAATTGAATTGAGAAAGTTAGGCAAAACGCATAAACAAATAGCCGAAATTTACAACGTTTCACGCGGTACGATTACTTCCATATTTGTTGGCAGAAATTGGAAACACTTAACGCTTCCTTCTACTTAAAATTGTGCATCTGCAATTGCACACATCCCAAGGCCCTGCACCGTTGGTGGTATCTCCAGGGTAAAGCATTTGCGCCCCACTTCTCGGATCGGTAAACGGTACGCCATAATCGGTTCGCTTGCCGTCTAAATGCCGATGGTCAGCTTTATCTTTCGGATTCGTTCCCCTTGTCCGCTTATCTGTCGCGCTTACCCAAACCAATGTAACCGGATAAGGCAACTTCCCTGCAGCCTGATATTTAGCCCAACCAAGACTTTTATTTGTTTCAGTTCGGGCTATCAATGCTGCCCTTCGCTTATCCTGCCCGCTTGCCTGCAATTCCCTGATAATGTCGGGATAACTTTTCCCATCCTGCAACCCTCGGTTAATAATGGCCGTTATGTATTTCCAAGTAGTTGAAGTTATATCCATCGTCAGGTTCTCTATAAACGTACTAAACCATTCTTCAATCATCGCTAACCACGCAGCAGATGCCCCAAATCCTATTCTTTTAACCTGCAATCCTGCGTTATAACTTGCCGCCGCCTCGGTACTTGCCACCTCTTTATATAGCCGTTCTAATATCCGCCGGATTGGTTGCTTGTCAATAACCGATGGCCCTATTGCGTTTGCAAGTGGTAAACCTGCCCGTTCAATCATGTCAAAAAACGGCTTTTTAGATCGCCGCAATGCCCAAAATATACGGTTACGCCATTCGGCCTCAAGTCGTTTTTGTTGCGAGATATGTTCCCGGCTTATCTGTCTGCGTGATGGCATTATACGGTGTCATTGTCGGTGTCTTGATAATCGCAGGTAATGTCCAAATTATCGCTTCCTATTTCAGCATCTTGTATAGGCATGTATGAAGTTGGTATAAAAAACATATTCATTTCAGGCTCAGGCCTTTCATCATATTTCAAAATTGCCCTTCCCTCATTTCTGTTTAACAATCCCTCCCTAACTAATGTTACCGCGCTATCAGTTAGTTTCTTCATATCCTCCTGCATTTCGGGCAGTTCGGTTATGTCGAAATCGGCAACCAAATCAGGGCGGTTTAATTTGTAAGGCAGCAGCCAATTATTCAGAAATTCCCGATACATCACCAAATCCGGATAAATGGTGTTTGTCACCAGGTATTTGATGGCCTCAATTTGGTTATCATATTTATTGTCTGCCTGCAATAGCGCGGGCGGGTGGTTATAAGCTAATGCAATCCTTTGGTCGGTCAACGCCCCGCCCTCAATTAGTTTCATATCCACTGCGTCCAACCCCAATGATGTATAATCCATCGGGAAAGATACGGCCCCGTCTTTTCCCTTGTTGCTGTTGCCATTAAGAAATGCTTCAATGGTTCCCCTCATGCTATCCGCCTGCTGCTGATTTAGCGGTACTTCCTTAGGCATAAATACGCCCTTTGCCCCCCCATTCTCAAACATTTTTGCAATGGCTTTCTTTGCTTCCTGACTACCTTTTAAATCCAACAAAGCGGCTTTTAATGGGCTAAGGCCGTAAAGGTGACGGCCATCGCTTGTATAATCTGGATTTTGGTACTTTGCCATGTAACAATCCTCAACAGGTATTTCAGTTTGTTGAGTGGCCCCAAATGGAGAATAATAAATCTTTTCCGGCCCTGTTAATGATGCATTTGGCGTAATCGTTACCCATTGCGGGGCCAAGTTAGACATCGATAAAACCTTTGTTTTACTTGCCCCCATGTTTGTGTAAATCGGGCTGAATCCGGTAAGCTTAAGCCAAATTAACCACAATTTACGAAAATCGCTTTCGCTTTGGTAATCGTTTGGCTGCTGCAGTAATTTGTAAACCGGATCATTTTCGGGTACTTCATCCATTGCCGCCGCCTTCCTTATCATGGCCGACGGATTGTAATACTTGGTTTGATTAAGGTATTTTTGTGTGCTATTGCCTTTCTGTTTATAGAGTCGAAAAGGTATTTGGGCGAATTTATCAGATTGAACTTTGGCAATATGGTGAACGGTACTATTGCCGTTAAACCCATCCCGGATAAAGGCGGTTATATTGCCCGGAATCATGGTCAAAACGCCGCCGTACCAAACCAATTCAAAAGGGAATTGCGCCCTCGGTTCAGGCGCTTTCTTTCTGTTTATTTCAAATCCTAATATTCTCATATTGCCCAATATTGCATTTTTGGGGTGAGTTCAAACCACATTCGCATCATTAATGCATCTGAATAGTCCGGCGACCTTCCCAATAATTCTTTTACCTTATCTTTCGGTAAAACCTGCCTCTTACCGTCACCATCCATTTTGTATTGCTTTACCTGTTCTAAGTCTTGAGTAAGTAAATCTTTTGCTTCCTCACTACCCGGATCAACAAATATTTCATTCCTATTAACCTTATCGGCCAACATAAAATAACATTGGCTTTTAAGATTTGCATAATTTTCCCTTTCGCCGGTATTGTTTGGATTTGGCAAAGGTGTACTATTGTTTACAAATCCATTGCAGTTTAATTCATCAACCACGCCACCGCCAACGCCATCTTCATCAACAATAATATTTGAAAGCGGCACGCCGTAACTATTCCGTAATTTATTTATTTCCCTGCTTACTTCCGTAGTCTTTAAACCCTTAAATATGTGCAAAGCGCATTTCCACCCATCCCATAAGGCTAAAACCGTTTTATCCTTACCGAATCGGGCAACGTCACCTGTTATGTACTTTTCGCCGCCCTGAATAAATGTGTTTGTAAAAATATTGCTGATTGACTCAAACTTAATCAATGCCGCCGGGTCATCGTCATATTCCCAATTTCCGTAAAGCAGCCTTTCTTTACTGTTTTTATCCAGTTTTAGCAGGTTATCATAATAGCTTTTATCAATGTCGGGATTATCCGTGACAAGGGATTGGATAAATTTTCGGTGAGGCAATAATGTGCCATCCCTATATGGTTTATAAAAGTCACGGTAAACCCAATTCTTAGCCGGGTTGCAAGTTATTAGCAGTTTTGGCACAATTCCGTATTCGGTTATGTTATGACGCATCCGACTGCCTAAAATAGCCTTAGCCTTTGCCGTAACCTGGTTCCCTTCGTCAATAAACCCGCCTGTAATTTCCAAAGAACCTAATTCGTCAAAATCAGGGTCGGAAGGATAATATTGCAAATCCTTCATTAAAATTACCGACTTATTAGGGAAAAGTATGCAGTTTGGGTATTCTTTTTGCTGTGGGCTTGTAACGTGAAAATGTAAATCGGCCTTTAAACCCTGCATTTTTGCCATCTTGAGAAACGAAACAAAGGTTGTTTCTTTTAAAGTTTTCATCGATGCCCTACCCATTACCCACCGGCTTTCAGGGTATTTAAAGCACATTTTGGTAAGCCAATAACAGCCTAAAATAGATTTGCCGCCACCTGCACCGCCTCCAAAAAGCAGCTCGGTTGTTTGGTTATCCTGCAAATACCGTAAGGCAATAGATTGCTTTTGGTTCAATTTCATTCGCTATATAGCTGCTCGTGCCAATTAATTGTCAATCCGCCGCTTTGCTCAATTTCCTGCTTATCCTTCCATCCCATGTTCTTTAGGGCAAATATTGCGCCGGTAACGGTATTGCCGGATAATTTAGCCTCGTAAGCCCTTTCAACGGCCAGACGCGCTTTTTTTACAATGCAAGAAAACCCATCTCTTTTTTCATAATCATAAAGGCTTTGCCGGTCAGCAAAACCCAAATCAAAGGCAAGTCCGGTAATAGTAAAATCAAAATCAGGATTATCAAAAACCGCCTGAATTGCCTTAGCCATTTCTTCAGGCGTTTCAAAATGTGCCGGTCTGCCTCCTAAGTTTACCATGTCCCCCCCATTTCAATTTTGCTGCCATCCTTTGCCCAAATGGTGAATTTGCCCGGCATCGGCCCGACCTGATTAACGAAAAAGCTGCCGGATTTTGGCGCAACATCTACACTGGTTCCATAATAAAAATGGATCGTTTTTACCAGTTCCGGCCTGCTTACCCTTACATCGAATCGGGTTTTTGTAGCAAAACGTTCTGTATTCAGAACCTCAATGGACGGCTTTACGGTTTCCGGTTGCGCCGGTGAATCGCTTTTACTGCAAGCGGCAAATAAAACGGCAATAGCAAAAAGTAAGTTTTTCATTTCGTTTGTTTTATACAAATGTATAAACTTTTTTATTTTTCCTATTGTTAAATTATTTTAGAATCAATTACCTGCACATCGCCAACTTCCACAATACACACATTTTCGCTTGCCATTTGGCCAAGTAATTTGCCGGTAAATTGCTGCACTTCCTCTAATCGGTCAGCCATTTGGTCAGAATCGTGTGCATCCATAAATAGCACAACCGGGATAGCCGCAACCACGCAGGAACGCTTAAACAATCCGCTTTGCCGTGAAAACGCATATTCAGCCTGCAAACGGAGCGATTGCATGGGCAAAGTTATGGTGCGGTGGTGAAAGGTGTCATAAACAGGTTTACCGGCTAAAATGGTTTGAATGATGGCTTCCATCTTATCGGTCAGTGTGTCCGGCATATCCTGAATGGATCGGCCTGCTGTTTGCGCTTTACGGTATTCCCGGAAAAATTTGCTTTTGTCGGAATGTACCTGGTTCCTCACCACCCCGCAGGCAAGGGGAAAACAATCGCCTGTAAAACCCTTTTTTGTAACGTATTTATCTAGTTCAATTAAGATAAAATGCTTTAAATCTTCCCGCAAATGTTCTGGTTCTTGTTTGCTGATAAGTTCCAAATATCGCTTATCGGTATATAATTTTTTTACATTTTCCTGCATGATTGACAAAACTAAGCAAATATTTTCTACATTTGTAAAATGGAAAAAAGAATTTATACAGGATTGCCGACAGATTTGGTTCCTATTGGCCCTACTCAATACGCCGAAATGATGGGAGTTACCCGCGCAACGGCCTGCAATTGGGCGCGAAATTGCTATGAAGGTAAATCAGAATTGCCCGCAAACGTAAAAAAGGTTGAACGCATGGGTGGCGTTTGGGTGCTTCATGTTCCTGCTGAATGGGCTAAAAGTGTGACCGATGTCACATAATAATTATTTTTTTGCCCGATTGTTTTACATTTGTAAAAAGTATGTATATTTGTACCAACAAACTAAAAATCAATTTTATGAAAATCACAATTGAAAAAACCGCCACCGTTCAGGAAACAATCGAATTGCCTGAATTTTTCACCACTTACAGCGGATGGTATTTCCGCGTGCTTTCTGATGATAATCTTTTTGTAATTACAGAAAGGGGGGGTGGCATTTATAATGGTAAGTACATTAGGCACATGGAACACATGATTAAGCCTTGCAATCAGGATGATTTTGTAAATGCTTATGCCGCCACTCTTACCAAATTGCAGGCATATTCCGGAATCGAACATTTGCCATTGATTGATAACACTCAAAATCCGGAATAATGAATAACCACCAACAGGAACAAATAGTAATGGAGGCCATGCGCCTTGCAAAAGACCTTGCCGAAAAGTGTTCAAAGTGGCTGCACACCGCAACTGACCGCCGGTATGATAACGCCGCTTTAGAACTCGGATTGGCCGCCGATGCCATGTACACCGTATTGCATACCAACGGTGACATTATGGGCAGCGATACAGGGAAGCCTTCGTTTGACCTTTTTCAGCCTGATCCTGAATTTCAAAGCGATATGCAGTCGCTTTGGGATTTGCCCGAGCCTGATTTTCGCGAAATAAGGAGGTTGAAAAATGAGTAAGCCAATTAAAAGCCCATCCCGCGCAACAGCATTGCTAATTAAAAAAGCCATCCGCAAAAATGAAAACAATCGCCTTAGCCATCCTTTTCAGCCCAGCAATTTTCGCCGCAAGGGTGCTGCTAAATCAGTCCGAATTTAATCGGCTGTTATCCGAATTGAGTAACCATTTTAAAAACTAAAAACCATGCAAAAAAGTAATGAAATTGGCGAACTTGCCAAAGCGTTATCCGTGTTTCACGTGAAAGTTGACAAAATCCGCAAGGATGCCAACAACCCATTTTTCAAATCAAAGTATGCCAGCCTGTCAAACATTTTGGAAGCTATCGATCTACCATTGATTGAATCCGGTTTATCCTTCACCCAATTCCCAACCGATGAAAACGGGCTGACTACTATCCTGATGCATGGGGAATCCGGCCAATGGATTGAAGGAAATTACAAAATGAGGCCTGTAAAGGATGATCCGCAGGGGATAGGCTCCTGCATTACCTACCAACGCCGGTATGCACTTAGCGCAATTTTAGGGCTTAATATTGATGATGATGATGACGGCAACCGCGCCACACATGGAGGAAGTACGCCGGAGAAGGCTAAAGAAAACGCCGATAACCGCCCTTGGTTAAACGAAGGAACAAAGGAGTTTGCCGGAGCGGTTGAAAAGTTGAAGGCCGGGACAACCACTATTGAGAAAATTAAATCAGTGCTGAAAGTAAGTAAGGCAACGGAAGCCAAACTTTTGGCGGCTATTTCTAACCAATAAAAACCAATCAAATGAAAAACGAAGATTACCATGCCGCTTTGCCTGATGCAACCGAAAGGCCGGAATATGAACCGCAAAGCCCTCTTACCACAATGCCGGCAAAATCGCTTACCGATGCCTTTATTTTGGCTGATAAGGATTACATTGCTACACGTATCATTCAGGCAGTTGAGGATGGCGAAATGGATCCGCTAAAGGCTTTATCAGGCCTTAAGGCAATGGAAAGCCTTGTAAGTACATTGACCGACAAAAACCCAAAAACAAACCCGCATGCTGATAAGGCAATACTTTTGCAACAGCATATTACAGATGCCGCTTTTGCTTACAGTGAAAAAAAATTCATCCTATACGGTGCTACCTTTACAAAAACAGAAGTTGGCACAAAGTACGATTACAGCCAGTGCAATGACGCAAAATTGGCCGAACTTGAAAAGGCCGCTAAAGATGCCGCCGATGCACTTAAAAAGCGGCAGGAGTTTTTAAAGACTGTACCGTCTGAAGGCATGACTGTAACCGATACCGAAAGCGGCGAAACGTACACCGTTTACCCACCATCTAAATCATCCACCTCCACCGTTAGCGTATCTTTCAAATGAACCTTACCAAATCCATTTACAGCAACGTTTCCGGCCAGCTTTACGGCGCTCAATTTGAGCCAGTAATGATAATCAGCCGCCGTGATAACGTGCTGATTGTCGAAGGTGTTAAAGGCCGCTTTCCGGTGCATTGTGACCATGTTGCGGAAAGTATTGAAGGCATTGAACCGGAACAGGAAAAAGAAAAAGTAATCAATCAGCCTGTGAAAAAACAAAAGCAGTCAGTAAAAGTTATTCAAAACAAATTGTTTTAGGTTGGTTTTTAGTTAAAGGGGTGTGACGTTTCAACGTGTGACCCCTTGTTTAAAACCGCAAAAATTTACATTATGGAACAACTAACTATTGACTTTGGCCATCCAGCCCGCAAAACAGATCCGCAAACATCGCACATTGCTGCGGATATGATTAATTTCCGAAACAAGCATTTTGCCGTTATCTTGTACGTTCTTACCGAACCAATGGGCAAAGATGGCATTGCAAGGCTTACCGGATTAACAGGAACTCAGGTTGACCGCCGATTGCACGAAATGGCAAAGGCTGGATTGGTTGAATTGACAGGCAAAAAGGTATTGAGCGATGCAGGCAGGCCGGAAAGGGAATGGAGGAAAAAGTTATGACACATGGCAGCTTATTTTCAGGCATTGGCGGCTTTGATTTAGCCTCTCAATGGATGGGATGGCAAAATCTGTTTCATTGTGAAATGAATCCTTTTGGGCAAAAGGTTTTGAACCACTATTGGCCGGATGCTGAATTATTTACCGATATTACAAAATCAGATTTTAAAAAGTATGCAAACCAAATTGATATTCTCACCGGAGGATTCCCCTGCCAGCCGTACAGCCACGCCGGAAAAAGACTTGGCAAAGAAGATGACCGCCACTTGTGGCCGGAAATGCTTAGAGCAATACGGGAAATTCAACCGACATGGGTTGTGGGCGAAAACGTTAGCGGCCTTATTAGTTGGAATGGAGGGCTGGTATTCCACGAGGTGCAAACTGACTTGGAAGCTGAAGGGTACGAAGTATTCCCGGTTGTACTTCCAGCTTGCGCCGTCAACGCTCCCCACCGAAGGGATAGAATTTGGTTTATTGCCTACTCCGGATTGCAGCGACAGACGGAGCGACAACAGCAGTCAATGGGGATTGAGCAACTACGCAAAGAACGGCCTATTATTAACACCAACGACCAGGGAAGAACCACAGGATTTGGAGGTATTCAAAAAGAGAATGGAGAAATACCCGAATGGAACAACGATTCCGAATTTGGCAACGCAAGTAATGGGATTACTACCAACCCCGCAAGCAATAGACGGAAACGGCACGGGAAGGGAATTGAGATTGAAAAAGGATTGCAACCGGAACCCGAATCAGCCGGGAAGTTGGAGGGGGGATTTGAAGGATTATGCAGTGCATGGGATGTTGCCGACACCGGCAACCAGGGATTACAAAGGGGCAAGGTCAACGGAAGCATTACAGGAATCAGGCAGGAACCACACAAACAGCCTGCCGGATTCATTCCATCAACCTGGCAAAACTTCCCAACTCAACCCTCGGTTTGTGGCCGAAATGATGGGGTTCCCGCCGGATTGGTTGGAATTACCGTTTCAAAGCACCGAAACGAAAGCATAAAGGCTTATGGTAATGCAATAGTTCCGCAGGTAGCTTTACAAATTTTTAAAGCAATACAGCAAATGGAAAATAATTTTGCCAATCTCACCTAAAAACCATACTTTTATACCAGATTCGGTTGGCGTGTGGTAGCACCACCCGAATTAATTGGTAATTTTTACCGCCCCGGTTTTCAGTCTACCACCTGAGCCGGGGTTTCTTTTTTATGGAATACAGAAAGCTACCGGACACTTACCGGAAAAATGGTTACACATTTTATTTGGTAACCCGCGAAGGATTGATTGCAACTTACAGCCAACATATGGATGATGGAAAAATAGTAGGTTATGAATCCTTTATTATTCAGCAACTCGAAGCCGTTGAAATGTTTTTAAATTCTGTTGAAGCCCGCGAAGCAGTGCCAGGAACAGAACATTGGGGTTCTTTAGCATTTACGGCTCGCACACCTGAGCAGGCAGAAAAGCACCGGCAAATATTGGCTGAACATTTAGAAGCGCAAAAAACCGCAAAACATGGCTAAAGACCCTGCTTTTCTTTTTTACACTTCTGATTTTCTTACCGGCACGCTTACCATGACAGATGAACAAGTCGGGAAATATATACGGCTGCTTTGTTTGCAGCATCAAAAAGGCGTTCTATCTGAAAAAGATATGTTATTCATATGTAAATCATACGATGAAGATATTTTTTGCAAATTCGTAAAAGTCGGCAACGGATATATAAATCAGCGTTTGGCCGATGAAAGCGAAAAACGCGCAAAGTATTCAGAATCAAGGTCTAATAATAGAAAAAAGAAAAATGATGTGAAAAACATATGTAATTCATATGATGCACATATGGAAAATGAAAATGAAAATATAAATGAAGATGTATTTAAGGAAAAAAATACAGCGCAATTTCCAAAATTTGATGATGATTTTGAACTTACAGAAACCGAAATACAGGCTGCAAAGGAAATTAACCACCGGCAAACCGGACAAATGCCAACGGAAAAGGATATAGGCAATTGGCTTTATATTTTTAAGCAGGTAAATTTTACCGGCCAAAAATTTTATGAAAATAGATCCGAAATAGTAAAGCACTTTAAAAACTGGGTAAAATCTCAAAAATTACAAAATGGAAATCAAAACGGTAATTCAGCAGGTAACGGAAAACTTGGGACTTCAGCAGCACGAATCGAAGCCCTTAAAAACTGGTGATAATGGATTTGCACAGGCATTGCAATCTGAAAGCCTGCAAACCGCTTCTAATGAGCAAATAGGGCAGGTTTTACGATTGGCCATGCTTATGGTTGGTATCAGGGCGCAAAATCTTCCATCTGATGAGGAAAAAATGGTTTTGCTTGCCTTTATCCGGTCAAAGTACGGCGGGCATAAATTGGCTGAATTACGGTTGGCTTTTGAATTGGCCGTTGCCGGAGAATTAAATTTAGGCGAATCCGGCGCAACCTGTTACGAAAATTTTTCTTGCGAATACATTGGCCGGATTATGTCAGCTTACCGGCAATGGGCAAAGGAACAGCACAAGGCCTTGCCGATTGAACCGCCAAAAGGATTACTTGAGTACCGGATGCCGAGAATAGATTGGGCTGATGAATGGGAGCATGTAAAGGAAATGGCAGCCGCCGGAAATATTGAAAAGTGCATAATTGTAACTCCGCTTTATGATTGGTTAGCTGAAAATGGATTAATAAACCTTTCCGGCCCCGAAAAAAAGCAGTTTTACATTTCGGCAAGGTCAGCAATGATAAGCCAATTGAATGAGGAGAAAAATACCGGCAATTTAAGTTTTGAACAGCGCCAGGATTTGGAAGATTTGCGCCGTGAAGATTGGTTTAAGGTTGAACGGCTGAAAACTAAGCTGCAAAATAAATCGAAAATTTTGGCTGTTAAATGGTTGGCATTAAAATAAATACTTTACATTTGTAAAATGGTAAACTACAGAGATTACGACTACATAATCGGCATTGACCCCGGCGTAAATACAGGGTTTGCCGTTTGGGATAGGTTGGATAAAAAGTTAATCAAAGTCAAAACGCTAACAGCAGTACAGGCCGAAGAAATGGTTAAGCGTGATTTTTTGGCTTTAGATGCAAAAATTTTAGTCCGCTTTGAAGATGCCCGCCTTCGCCATTGGTTCGGTAAAGCAGGCCGCGAACAGTTGCAGGGAGCCGGATCAATTAAAAGGGATTGCCAGCGGTGGGAGGAGTTTCTAACGTACTACGATATTCCTTTTGAGGAAGTATCCCCAAAAAACAACCGGACAAAAATGTCAGCTGAGGAATTTAAGCGATTGACCGGATGGAATGAAAGATGCAGCGAACACGCGCGGGACGCGGCTATGTTATGTTTTGGATTGTAAAAATTTAATTATGAAAAATAAACTTTGGCGCGCAAATCATTTGCTTATTTATTATTGGAATAATCATAATGAAAAACCTTATGGGAATTATTATTTGCGCGGCAGAAATACAAGATTTCGGAAAAAACTAAAACCTTGTTTTTAATATGCTTAGATATTTAACCACCTACTCATCCGGGAAAGTTATTGCTCAAAAACCGGATTTACCTGAACCGCTTGATTTTGTAAAAGAGGCGGCAATTAATCCTGTTCCAAAAAAATGTGGATGGTGCATAAAAAGCGGCCCAGGCAATGAAATTAGCACGATTAAAGGCGTTGTAATTGCAAGGCATTTGAACGGCGATCCTTTTCATTCGATACGATTCGATAATCGTACAAAGCGAAATGAGGCCGTTTATTACCTGCAAAATCGTTACAGGAATATGCAGTTTATAATTTGTGTTGAGTTTGATGATTAACGTTTTGCAGATTGGCGGTCGTTTTAATGCCGCCAATGTTCTGTTATGTGATGGGCTTTTATTAACTGAAAATAAATCATTATGAATAAATCAATAGAAATAAAACATTTTAGTCTGATAGACTACAACATTCTCTTAAAAGTTGTTGCTGAATATGTGAAGCAATATCAAATAAGTAGAGATAAATTTGAATATGAGAGAAATATGTTTGACTTGAACGATACTTTATATTCTTTACAATGTCATAAACACGCAGTAAGTATTGAAATAGAAAATCATTGGAAGGTTTTTTGGGTAAAAGTAAAAGAAACTAATACCAAGTATAAATTTGAAATATGGTACGCTTCTTAGCATATCACATAACGTAAAAAACATTGGCGTACGGGCGGAAATCGGAGTGCATCCGCCCGTAAACGCACCGAAGTAAAATAATGCACTCCCGTTGAGCGTCAGGACAAAAGCCCGCCTTACGCCAATGTAATTGTTGGGCGCATCATCATTATGGATTTACTAAGAATAAAACACACCTACATCGTTGAATTGAAAAGCAGTCATGCAATGATGGATGATGAGATTTGCAAATTACATGAATTGTATAATGGCAAATTTTATAAGGAAAAATCGAATGGGCGTTTGTCATTATTTAATACCCAAACCGCCTTAAAATTGATTTTAGAAATGAATTTATCCTTTACAAAATCACCGGATTCTGACTTTTAATTGCGCCCAACGGTATGCAGCTTGGCGCAGTTTGCGTTGGCTTGTGGGAAGGGAATTGCGCTAAGGTGCTGTTAGGTGTCTGGTTTTAAAAATAAAAAAGCGTAGGAATTTAAAATAAAAATATATGTACGAAGAAAAATACCAACAGGCAATTGATAAACTAAAAGAAGTTTACCCTCAATTTAAAGATGTGAAGTTTGATATTAGCAATGGAGAACTTGGATATATTAGTGGTGCTTGGAGTTTAGTTGAGCAAATTAATATAAACGATTTGCAACAATTTGTAAACTCTTTTTTAGGGCAAAAAGTTTATAGAGCAGAATACATTGGATATATTGATGTATATGCCCGTTCAGAAGATGAAGCGAAAGAGTTTACAAATGATATTAAACCGAAATGCTCAAGGATAAAAGTAACTGAAACGGACTTAAAAACGGTAAACTTTTATTGAGTAACCCGTGCGGTGGGTTTTTATTTTTAAAACTTGCACCTAACGGAAAAGGTATTTGCGCATGGCCGCATTGAAGACCGAGTCAATAGGCGGCTTGCGCAAATACAATTGTTGGGCGTCTGGCCTTTATTAAACTACTCCAAAGATTCGATAACTTAAAAATAAAAAACAATGAGAAACACAAAATTTAGGGGCAAAGTTTTCCATTACGGTCGTGATTGCGGATGGGTATTTGGCGATTTTTACCGATACTACAATGGCAACCTGAACTACACTATTGCCACCTTGGGCGAATTTGAAACCAAAGAATATTCCGTTGAGATTTCAACCGTCGGGCAATGGACTGGCCTGCATGACAAAAACGGAAAAGAAATTTATGAAGGGGATATAGTTAAGCATGACGCATGGGACTACCCGTTCACTGTAATTTTTGACCAACAAAAGGCGAGGTTTGTTTGCCAATTGAAAACAGGGTTAACAAATCATATTCATTGCGAAGGGATTCAAGTTGTTGGTAACATATTTGATAATCCAGATTTGGTTTTCAAAACAATGGTTGAGCAATCAAAAGGAATATCAAGTACAGATGATTTTTCATAGGCTTGCGCCCAACGTGAGGACATTGGCGAAGGCGGGATATTCTGGTACGTCCGCACAGCCTTGCAGAAATGCTAAATAGTAGTACCACTTTGAGCATATAGCGCACCGCCCCGCTTACGCCAATGTAATTGTTGGGCGCATAATCTTATGATTGAACAAAATGCAGAAGCAATGTTTTGGATTGGACTTGTAAGTGGCCTTATATGGGGATATATTATTTGGCACAAAAACGAAATAAAAAGCAAAAATCTATGAAATTTTTTGACAGTTTCGGGAATGAAGTAACGGCAGGAAGCCATATAAAGATTATACGGTCATACAATTATCAGCATTGGAATGGTCAAGATGCAGAAGTTGTTTGGGATGAAAAACATGGTCAGTATCAGTTTATTTTTTTTGACAGCCAATCAAAAACTGCACATGATTTTTGGGGCATACACCAATTTAAAGTCATCTAATTGCGCCCAACGTTATCGCATAGGCGTTTGTGGTGGAATTTGGAAAGCTACTGCATCCAACCTATGTGAAGCTAAATAGATAAATGAAGTTAAATTACTTAATCTGTCCTCCAACATACCGCCTATGCAGTGTTGTAGGTATGGCTTTAAAAGTCAAATTATGAGTAAACCAATAGCAATAATTGGAGCAGGTCAAGACAAGGGTGCAATAGCGGCAGCACTTGCAGAACAAGGTCATAACGATGTAATAATTATGACACTAGACGAAGCGAAAGAATATGCCAATAACCCCTTTAAGGGGGCAACAGATGTTTATAAAATAGAAGCACCACCAATATTAAAATACGTTGATGGAAAAGAATTTATCTGTAAAGGGGAACACCAATACAGGCAAGTTGAAGAAAAATGGATTTGTCAATGTGGTAGGGTCTTATAGCCTTACCTACAACGTTGAAGCATTTGTGTCAGGCGGGCATAAATGCAACTTAATATTAACCGCAAGCTGTCCGCCCGCTTGCACAAATGCAGTGTTAGCTGCCGTTTTATATGTACGTAAACGAAAAAGAATTTGATGCTGTCCACGCTGCTATTGATTTTATCACAAGTCATTCAGACGGAGCAGATGATGATAAATATCCACACGATATTATTGAAGGGTTGCAAAGCCTTTTTCATAAAATCAAAAATGATAGAGAACGAAAACACTTTAAATATTTGGTTAAAAAAGAATTGGTTAAACTTAGGGCTGTCAAAAATGGCAGCTAACGGCAGGCATATTGCGAAGTGCGAAAGGCTAACTAAATTTTTAGTTTATCTTTCACTTTTCCCCACAATTTCAAACCCGAATAAACCAAAATAGCTGAAAGTAAAGAAAACGCAATTAAAGCCTGTTTCCCGCGCTTTTTGGCTTTTGCTTTATACTTTGCTATTATTTTATTTGAAACGTCTATTTCGGCCTGATAGGCGGCAATTCGGGCAGTATTTTCAATGTATTGCCTTACCGTGTCAGTTTTTCTGATGGTTATAGTTTTGTTTATGATGCGGTCACGATTTACATACCTGATAATTTCCTGACCTTCTTTAATTACCGTAACTGTGTCAACCCCGTAGTTATAGGTTACTAAGGTGTCATGTACTGGCAAACCTTCGATGAAGGTAGTATCTGTTTTAACCGGAAATTTATCTGCGCAATCGGCTGCAAACTGATCCGAATGTTTGTACTTTTCAACTGCCTTGCAACCTGATAAGCCCAAAATAATTGAACCGATTAAAACGGATGTTAATACCATTCCGATTATTCGGATGGTTACGGCAATAGCTTCATTTTTCATAATATAGTTTTGTTTCAACACCAATCAAATTGGAGTATAATTGGCAGGCCTTTCATTTGTTTGATTGCTCTTTATTAATACCATAGGCAGTATCATTCGGGTTAAGGTAGCGAATAATTACCGGAATCATGGAAGCAACCCCCGCCTGCATAATGTGACGGAGGCTGTCTAAATTTAGCGCAAATAAATCTGCACCCAAATCCATGAATTTTATTAATACTGCGACAAGGAAAACCCTTCCCCATGATGCAAACATTTTACTCATAAAAATACTATTTCAAAATTAAACAATTTAGCCGTTTTTATTGCGCCTTTCCTGCTTTTATACCCTTCGCTTTGCGCTATGATTTTACCATTTTTAGCCAAAATACGAAAATACCAATTTGCAGCAGAAAGGCCGGAACGGAAGATTTGAATTTTCATTGCTTAATCGGTTTGCCTGTTTTGCAGTCATATAATTCAATCGTACCATCCGCCATAATTCGAATGCAAGGCAGTCGGTCGAACTCCTCAGGATTTTCGAGTAGTTCAATTTGCGCATTATAATCGGTTACAATCCTGTTGTAATCGTGTGCATCCTGAACGTTCATACGCGGTTTATCCAATTTTTTACTCATGTTATTTGCTTAAAAAGTATTCAATAATTTTCACGATTACAGCCCCTCCAATGCCACCGGCACCAAAGAAAACCCATAATTTGGCGGCTGCTGAATTTTCGAGTTTAGATAGCCTTGCTTCAACATTTTCCAACCGCCCCTTATATCCTTGCCCGTTGAATTTATCGCCCACCAAAGCCGCCTCCAGGCGCTCCAATGTTTGTTCGATTTTGTCCAACCTGATATTTATTTCCATATTGTTGCCGCCGTTTTGCATAGTGTAACAATAATTTTTTTAGTTAGTCAATCCTTCCATTTCCCCGGCCTTAATCCAGCCTGAATTATCAATTGATTAATTGTAGCATTTACCGCCCCTGTGCCACGCTGTGCAATCATTTTGTAAAAATCAATCTCACTCATGAACGGCCCCGGATGCCCTGTGGTGTCAATTATTTGCCCGGTAAGGTCAACGTAAGTATTCGCATCCGCTATTTGGTAGCGAACCTCATCCTGCCGCCCGTAAAATTCAAGCTCATCCCCATTCTTAATATAACTGACTTTCCACATTATATGAAGCTGTTGGCTTTCGAGGTTATAGGAAAAGCCAATAAACCGCGCCTGCCTGCTAATTCCGTTTTTTGGTGTCAATGGTATAACTATTGCGCTGTCATACTTTAACAGCCTTGCATCTGTTGTGTCCTGTGTAAGCTGTGCTTTTGCACCAAAACCAATAAAGAGTAAAAGGATAAGTGTGTATTTCATTTTAACGTAGTTTAATAGCCGTTATAACGGTTGCCCCGTCATTTACATCAAGGTCTGATTGATATTTAATTGTACCATTT